CAGCCAGGAGGGCCAATCTTCGATGCGGGAAGAGGTCAATCTGCGGCGAAATGAGCAATCTGCCGACCTGGAGGCAGAGCGATTGGCCAATGAGAGGGTACGGGACGCGAAGAACGCAGCCGCTCAAATGACCAATGTTATCCAGGGTTCCGAGGGTGACGAGTGAACATTCGTAGAACAATATTGAAGAAATAGCTTGAAAGGCTGAACATTGGCCGATAATATTTTAGACGTTATCAGAGATCGTATTCGTCAGGACATGAATGATCTGGCGGACAACATGATTGGCGGCAATGCGCTATCCGAGCTCGAACCGGGCAGGATAGCGGTCTCTTACGCCAAGGATGTTGGAGTAATACAGGGGCTGGCGATGGCAGAACGTACCATCTTGGATGCCCTGGAAGATATCGAGAAACGGGAGAAACTCGACGTATGACCAAACTAAGCCAAGCGACCAAGCCCGCCCTCGTGGACCTCGAAGGCGTAGCCCTGGAAGCCAAAGCGGAGAAGACCGCGCCGCAGCTTCCTGTACCAAAAGGCTGGCGGATGCTGATTGGCATCCCCCAGGCGGAAGAGAAAACAGCGGGCGGCATCCTCAAAGCCGACGTGACCCGAGACATCGAACAGACCTCCACCGTGGTGGGACTGGTCCTGAAGATGGGCAATATGTGCTTCTCCGACGTGGAGCGCTTCGGCCCGGAGCCCTGGTGCCAGGAGGGCGATTTCGTCCTTATTGGGGCCTACAAGGGCGTCCGCTTCAAGGTACACGGTCAGGAGTTCCGGCTGATCAACGACGATACCGTCCAGGCGGTGGTTGATGATCCCCGTGGATATTCGAGGGCTTGATGATGGCAGGCGAAGCAGCAAAAAACCAAGATTTTGAAGAGCCTCAAGACTTCCCCGCCCCAGGCGAAGGAGAAGATGAGGACGCCCTTGAGATCGAGATACTCGATGACACCCCCGAAGAGGACCAACGTGGCGCGGCACCTGCCGCAGATCGTCTGGATGTGGACAGCGAAGCGTTTGAGGCGGAAGTCCGGGACTATTCGGAGAACGCGCAGAAACGCATCAAGGCGGTAAAGTTCGAGTTTCACGAAGAGCGCCGGGCCAAAGAAAGCGCCCAGCGACAGGCCGAAGAGGCCACCCGCTTTGCTGAGACCGTGGCCCGTGACAACGCCGCGCTGAAGCAGTCTCTGGACAACAGCAACACAGTATTGGTCGAGCAATATGGAGCCCGCAACGACGCGGAGTTGGAGAAGGCTCGGGCTGAGTTCAAGGATGCCTACGACGAGGGCGACACCGACAAGCTGCTGGAGGCGCAAGAGGCCCTCTCGCGTCTCCATGCGGAGCGCGTGGGGCATTCTCCGGGGGTTGCCTCTCCCGGGTCCACGGCCCCAAGCGAGGAGCCCCACGCGCAACCCGCCGCAGCGGCACAGCCCGCCGCAGGCCGACAGCCTCCGGATGGCAGAGCCGTGAAGTGGATGCGGGAGAACTCCTGGTTCCAGCAGCCGGGCTCCGAAGACATGACGGGATACGCCGTAGGCGTCCACCAGAAGCTGGTGGCAGCAGGCTATAACCCCGCGATCCATGAAGAATATTACTCCAAGATTGACGAGAGCATGCGTGCCGTGTTCCCGGACAAGTTCTCCCCTGCGGCTTTAGGCGAGACGGAGCGACCAGCTCCGGCTGTGACGCAGGGAAGCAAAAGTCCTCCGGTTGGAGGCCCGTCTAGGGGCGGATCATCCCCTCGCAAAGTACAGCTGACCGCCACTCAAGTCGCTCTCGCAAAGCGCCTTGGGCTCACTAATAAGCAGTACGCCGCTCAAGTAATGAAGGAGCAACGGGCAGATGGCTAATAAAGATACGCGCACCGCGCCAGAAACGCGGGATACCGAGACACGTGAAGCAGAAGATAGGGTGACCGAGTACCGGCCCCCCTCGAACCTCCCAGATCCCACGCCGCAAGATGGCTATGCCTTCCGCTGGGTCCGCACCTCCATGTTGGGGGAAGGGGACAATCGGAATGTATCCATGCGGATGCGGGAAGGCTGGGAGCCTTGTTTAGCTGAAGATCATCCCGAGCTGATGATCATGTCTGATGTCAATACGACTTTCGCAGGTAATATTGTCATTGGCGGACTGATGCTGTGTAAGGCCCTCACGGAGCAAATGGAAGCCCGCGAGAAGTATTACCTGCAGCAGGCCCAGCAGCAAGCTGCGTCCGTGGATCAGAACTGGATGCGCGAGAGTGACCCAAGGATGCCCATTCTGGAAACAGAGCGGAAGTCCGACGTGAGCTTCGGCGCTGGTCGCAGACGCTAATACCGGTGTCTGCGCTGGTCTAACTTTGCAGAGGAGCAAAAACTATGGCGGCTACAGCAGCACCATATGGTTTCGTTCCGGTAAATCGACTTGGCGGGTATGAGAACGGCTCATTCCGTCAGATCAAGATGACGAACTCCTATGGCACCTCCATCTTCTTTGGGGATGTCGTGGAACTCGTCTCCGCCGGAACCATCGAAATCGACACCACGGCTTCTTCCTCCCGGCCTATCGGGATCTTCCAAGGTTGCAGCTACACCGATCCCAGCTTGAACTACAAGCTGTTCGCCCAGATGTGGACTGCGTCCACGTCTTCGACGGACATCTTGGCGCACGTCGCGGATGATCCGCGTCAGCTGTTCCAGGTTCAAGGTGAAGGTTCTTGGACCCAAGCGATGCTTGGTCTCAACGCCGAGGTCATCACCTACGCAGCGGGCAACACCAATATTGGCAAGTCAATCTTGGCGCTCGAAGCGACCACGCCAGCGACCACGGGCACGTTCCCGTTCCGGTCGGTGGATTTTGTTGATGGCCCGGGCAGTTCGGTTGGGGATGCATACACTGACATGATCGTCATGTGGAATGCGGATATCCACCAATACGATCTGGCCCTTGGCACATAGGAGGGATTGAACAATGGCTAGCGTATCAAGAGCCCAATTGCTCAAGGAACTCCTGCCGGGCTTGAATGCCCTGTTCGGCCTTGAGTACGACAAGTACGAAAACGAGCACGCCGAGATCTATTCCGAGGAGAGCAGCGAGCGCTCATTCGAGGAAGAAACGAAGCTTTCGGGCTTCGGGGCGGCTCCGGTGAAAAAGGAAGGCGGCAGTCTGGCTTATGACACCGCCCAAGAGAGCTTCACGCAACGTTACGATCACGAAACGATTGCGATGGGCTTCTCGATCACCGAGGAAGCGATGGAGGACAATCTCTACGACAGTCTTTCCTCGCGCTACACCAAAGCCCTGGCCCGGGCGATGAACTACACCAAGCAGGTCAAAGCCATGGTGCCGTTCAACGAAGGCTTCACGGCCTCCACGGGCTATCTGTCTGGCGACGGCGATCAGCTGTTCTCAACCTCTCACAGCATCGTGAGCGGAGCTGACCTGTCCAACCGCCCGGCAACGGCGACCGATTTGAATGAAACGTCCCTGGAGGACGCCACCATTCAGATCTCCAACTGGACTGACGAGCGTGGGCTGAAGGTAGCCGCGCAACCTGCCAAGTTGATCATCCCGACCAACTTGCAGTTTGTGGCAACCCGCATCCTGAGCTCACAGTTCAAGACCGGTGTGGCTGATAACGACGTCAACGCCATCGTGCACAACAGCACGATCCGCGAGGGCTACTGCATCAACCATTACCTGACGGACACCAATGCGTGGTTCTTGAAGACTGATGTGCCGAATGGCCTGAAGCACTTCAACCGCGTTGCGATCTCGACGTCCATGGACGGCGACTTCGATAGCGGCAACGTCCGGTACAAGAGCCGGGAACGCTACAGCTTCGGCGTCTCCGACTACTTGGCGGCTTTCGGGAGCCCCGGCTCCTCGTAGCCGAGGTCACCGACGACCACAAGAGAAGGGGCCTCTTAACCGAGGCCCCTTTTTTGTGGATATTGACGGAGCAATGTTTACCCAGTACAATCTTCGCAGCATTTGATTGTGGCCCACCTCATGTGCGGTCATGGTTCAAACAGAGGAGAACTGATCAATGCCCACACATTTTACGAACGGTGTCTCGAATGTAGCCCCCGGCAACCCGATGTACGAGTTTGGGATGCTGGACCCCACCAAGTGGCACATCTTTTTCGATGACTTCGACATTCTCCCCATCGCCGCGAACTATACGCTGACCGCCATTTCGGGCGGCGCGGGCACCTCTGCCATCACCTCCGGCGACACGGACGGCGGCACGGCCCTGGTCACCACGGCGGCGAACGACCTCGACGGCATCGCCGCCCAGGTGATTGCGGAGACCTTCCTGCTCACGGCAGGCAAGAAAACCTTCATGAAGACGCGGCTCCGGGTTGGCGATGCCATCCAGTCCGCAATGATCTTCGGTCTGCACTCCAAGGACACCACGCCCCGGGACGCCGCCCAGCGGTTCTTCTTCGAGAGCGTGGATGCTTCCGCCGCCGTCTATTTCAATTCGGACGACAACGCTTCGGACAGCGACAGCTCCACCGTCGCCACCATGGCGGACGACACGTGGCTGACCCTCGCCGCCTATTACGATGGCGTCAACAAGGTTCAGCTGTTTGCCGACGACGTCCTGGTCACCACCATGACCTTGGCCAGCGCCGACGCCCCCGACACCGAGATGGCGGTTGGCTTTGGCTACTGGAACGGCGCGGCTGGCGCGGAAGTCACGGAGTTCGATTACATCTTCGTCGCCAACGAGAGGTAGGACCGCATGCAAACCGATCTGAGCAAGGACGGCAAGGGGTGGCAGATCACGGTATCCGGTGCCTCCGACGAGAAACCGTTCGTCAAGAAGTTCCCATCCTTGGCGGACGCCGAAGACTGGCGGCGGGACGTGGTTCAGGGGCGGGAAGCCGCGCCTGAACTGAAGCCCATCAAGGCGAAGAAGGCCTCCGCCAAGAAGAAATAACTTTAACCACTAGAGGAGATAAAGATGTCCCAACCCAAGGTCATCACTCTAGCCCCAACCGCTCTGGACCGAAACGGCATCTCCACCACGGAGACGCTGCTGGCCACGCGCTTGGACTACCTCATCAACGGCGCGCTTTCGACCGGCTATGATCGAAACGGTATCTGCGCGAGCCAAACCCCGACAGGGGCGGACGCCATGACCTTGAACGGCGCGCTGGGGGTGGATTTCCATACCCGGCGCGGCGTGTACGTGCTGATCTACGGCGCGGCAGACGATACGGGCCGCACCTTCACCGTGGTAGGCGAAGACAGCAAGGGCAACTTCCTTACGGAGGCTATCACCGGCCCGGACGCCGGGCTGATTGTCCTGGGCTCCACCAAGTTCTGGCACATCACTTCGGTGACGCCAGACGCGGCCACGGCGGGCGCGATTGAGGTTGGCGTCAACGGATACGCTGAGTTCACCACGGCGCAGCATGTGGCGATGTATTCAGCGGGTGACGACACCGGGGACACCTACACTGCGCGCGGATATGACCGCTACGGTGTGGAGGTCACGGACAGCATCACGGGTGCCAGCGCGGGCACCAGCAGCACTCAGGACCAGAACTTCGGCTGGGTAGACCGGATCACTTCGAGCGGGACCAGCGCAGGCGCGGTCGAGGCCGGGGTGGACGGACTATGTGAGAGCGCTTGGTTCCTCCTGAACTATCGCGGGCCAGATTTCAACGTCAGCCTTCTCGTGGACGTGGTCAGTGGGACGCTCACTTACGCGGCCCAACACACCTCTGATAATATTCTGGCTACCGGCTTCGCTGAGAATGATGCCACGGCTTTTACCCACGACACATTGACCGGTCAGACAACTGATCAGGACGGCAACTACACCAACCCGCCGCGAGCGGTTCGCTTGGCGCTTACGGCTTTCACTTCCGGCAGCGTTAAGATGACTGTCGTGCAGACCGGGACGTAAACATGGGGATCTCCGGGCCTAACCTGATTGGCGATGCTGACGGCGAGCTCTCCGCAGGCTTTGGCGGTTTTGGGGGTACGCCTCAGAACATTTACGACGGGCAGGACAAGGACGGCAAGGTGTCAGGCGTTGAGGTCATTGGGGCCACGGGGTTGCCCAATGCGGAGGTGGACCCAAAGAAGCCCGCCAAGACCACATTCAGGACGCCGCCTGTGCCGCAGAAGGTGTTTTTATGACCAGGATTGATCAGGAACGAGGACACAACCATGGGACTAACTAAGCGCCATCTGGCCATCGAAGATGAGGTAATCGACTACTCGCTGAAGGGGCTTATGGAGCTTCTCGGCAGTCCAGCGAAGCTGAAGACTGCCTGGGCAGAGTTGAAGGCAATCTCGGACAAGGCGGACAAGGCACGCAAGGCCCTGGCGAAAGCCGAGGCCGAGCGGAAGGATGAAGTCTTCCGAGACGCCTCCGCCCGCCAAACCGAGCGAGACGCCATCCTGAAGGACCAAACCGCCTTGGCGGCGGCGTGGGCCCGGTTTGACGAAACCCAGGCGGCTCAGAACAAGAGCGCGGAGACGCATCGAGAGGCGGTCCGGGTGGATACCCGTGCCCAGGGGGCCGAGAAGGCCCGCTTGGCCAAGGATCAAGAGGACGTGAAGAAGGCCCGACAGGCTGTTGCCGCGCAGGTGACCCGTCTCAACCGCGAGAACGATGAGCTGCGTGCCGCCGCCGAGCAGGCCCGGCAGGACAAGATCGAAGCGGAAGACGCGCTGAAGGTGGTGCAGGCGGGCGTGAACGCGCGCATGCACGACATGAGGAAGGCGCTAAGCTAATGGCCTTGGGCGGCATCAGCAGAGGGGAGGAGCTTTCTGACTACCTGCAGGAAGTCGCCAAGGGCAACGTCTCTGGGTCAACGCCGCTCAATAAATTTGGCCGCAACGCCAACGTCACCGCCTCCGCGACCGAGGAAGTATGGGACGCCACTGGCGTTTACTCGTGGCCCGCCACGGCGTTGATCACTCACGTCAGCCAGACAACGGACCAAGCCGCCCTGCAGGGTGAAACGGTGGAGGTTCTGGGCCTCGACAACGATTTCCTCGCGGTGACGCAGAACGTCACGCTGAACGCATCCGACACGACCACGGCGGTTGCCCTAACCTACCCTCTGCGCCGCGTCTTCCGCATGAAGGTGATGGCGGCGGCTGT